CATAGAGTGAGGAAACTCGAGAGATCAAGACCTGCTCACTGCCTTTTACGACAATGAGCACTGATCAGGGTAGCTAGGATATAAACCCTAACATCTTGATCAGTTTAGTCTCTCGGCACTACTTATTATATAATACCAGAAGTGGAACATGGAGGTAAGACCTTTCTTGAGAACTCTACATATTCAATAGTCACCTAATGAATCAGTAGAGCATCTGAGTTAGTATACCGCCCACGATTACTTGCGTAAACATTGGGGCACTAGCTAAAGCATTAGTCAGATAGTCTAAGTGAGGTAAGGCGTGATGCCCTATCTCAAGAAGACAATTGTAGAAATGATTAAAACCTAATAGCAAAGCTTGCGGGAGGGTAATCAATCCTTCCGTATAGCTTGCATATAGCATTTTAATTGCTTCTATGGTTATCTGGTAATGTATAGCCGCACTAAATATTAACAATAATCCCACTACTTCAGTGAGTCGGAAGAGAATCCACACTATACCAATAAGGTATGGTGAAGGATCAAAACCGAGAAACATTGAAGTTTCAGGTATTGTAAACATAGTAGTGACTAATCCTCAAAAGCCTAAGCCGAAGGACACTAAAGCCGGTAAACCTTTTAAGTAGGTGATTAAACCTATAATAAAAGTAGATCCAGCTGAGAAAACCAGGGACGGGACTAATCTTTTAATCAATCATCTTGGTAAAACCGCGATGGTTGATTTAGAGAATAAGAACCGTTTGGTAAATCTCATTAAGAGATTTCTCGGCATTGGAAAACCAGCCTCCATGTACTTCACAGCTTCAGGATTTGTTGGAGCAAACGGTGAAGGAACTGGACTATCCGATTTAAGGATAGAAATCATTTTCTTCACCACTGCACTTTCAGCGAGAGCAATGCTGTGAGATGAGCGCATGGTAAACACTCCTTTCGACACAAAATACTTACTAAGCCCGGATTCAATAATGAATTCAGGTAGTAAAGTAGATTCGTCAGCAAGGACTGTCTTGGTTAAATAATCGATTGATTTATCAATCAATCTATTAATTGACTCAATGACAGGATTACCTACACCAATCACAGTAGACAATGTCTCTTGTAGAAAGTTTAGAGTTTCTGGTTGATCACCACAAAGCTTGTATAAAGGACTTTCCTTTACATACTGATTAATGTTTCCATTAATAACGTATGCATCGGTTTGGAATTTATACAAATCAGATTCGATGAGCTGACGCTTCGCATTATAAAGAAGGTAATTAAAACCTACTTTAACGTTCGGAAAAGAACGTTGCCAAGTGTCCACAGGAGCCAGCACAGAAAGTCTATCAAAGACGTTCTGCGCCGCCTCAGGTGTCTTAGTAAGTTTTCACTTAATAAGACCATCGAATATCAGATATAACTTTATCATAGATTCAACCTTATTAATAATATAATGAGGTTTCTTCATGATAGAGAATATCTTTCTGATCAGATCTGGGTGCCCATCAATTGGAAGTACTCATCCGTGAGACTCCTGGTTGCTAAGGAAATTATGAAGAAGCGGATATCTCATATAAGTGGCCAGAAGACCACCTATAGAGAATCCGGTTATTTCAACACCTTTGTAAAACCATCTCTTCGCGAATTCAAACACATCGTCTGATGTGTGAGTTTTCTCAGGAGAGTACGGCATACCGAGGACTGAAATAAGCTTCTTATAAGCCTCAGCTACCCTGTCATGGTATATAACAAGATCATCTCCTAGTAAGATATAGTCACCGAAAGAAGCAGGTAAACCTGCTCTTAAAGCGGCTATACGAACTATGAAGTGATGAGTTAATGCCATAGCAGGTCAAGACGAATACGCTCCCATAGGTTGACCAGTCTCGTATCTCACTTCACTCTGACCATCACTTAAAGGTGATGCTAGAGCAAATGGGAAACGAGTTAGTAACCTATGCCACGCATCGGCTTTATCTTTAGTCATAAATTGAGAGACTATCCTCTTTTGTAAGAGAATAGGCATTCGATCTGTGGCTGCTGATAAATCGATACTGTGGAACTTATGGGTACCTTTGAGAAAAGGATTGTCGGTAAAACCTTGTTGATTGAAAGTCATATCTTGAGGTAAGGACCTTAACAATCTATTTAAAAATAGATGCAAAGGCCTTAACGCAGATTGTGATCAGTAATCAACAATACCGATAACTCTAGTCTTCCCTTCTTTATCACTAAAGAAGGAAAGCTTTCTAAAAGGTTGTCTCGCATTTGCTTTTGCGGACAACGGGAAGAGACGTCTTCACCAATCAGCAACAGAAGTTCACTGTAGAATGTCGAGCTTATCCGTTAAATTCGTAATGTCATTACCCAGCTTCTCTCCTCCTAATAACTTAATATCAGTTATTAGTTCTTGAGGCAAGAAGGTAAGTTCTGACACGGAACTAACGATAGCTTGACCTACAGGTCCTTTCTTTGTTGACATATGTGAAGATGTGGAAGACTCAGTGAATCGATGAGATGGGGTAATGAATCCCATCGCACGCATCACTAACCAAAGCTCTTTGTTTGTCACATCAACTGTCCCTGTAAAGGGATCAGTGATAGTGGAAACATTAAGTATTGGCTTTAAAGTTATAGATCTCAACGAAGTCAAGTAGGTTAGAAAAATTCTTATCCTAATTGGATCATCGTTGAGTGTCTCGATAATCGGAAGTAACCAACGAGGGTTACCTCCTTTTAACGAAAGACCATCTACAACTATTAAGGGTTCTCCAGATAGAGTTCGAAGGTAAGCATTTCTGCTCGCCTTCACGTATTTTACTACGTACTCTAGTCCTCTTTCAGTAGAAAGTCTTGATACATTCTTAAAGAATATATCAGAGGACCAAACAATTCAAGAGCTCTGACATGGATAATAAGCACTTAAAACCGCCTTACAAATGTAAGGTAATCTGCTTAAGAACAGATTAGTTTTAGCTGCTTTATTATTTATGTTTGTAGCTTTTAATTATTGTTTTCTTAAAAGGTACACGGTTAGAATCCTGTCTCTTCTTATGAGACGGGGGGCTAGCCCGGCAACATAAGTGCTGCAGCTAAGTAGCAAAGACACAGGTAGACTAGTCGCATAGACTTGTTCTGCCAGTTTTTCTAAGCACACCAAGAGCTCCGAAGAGTACAGCTGGTGTAGTCAGTAAAGGCTGACACATCAGATTACCAA